TTGTTAGCCCACTTCATAAATGCTTTGACCTCTACCGCGACTTCTTCTTTTGTAGGCTCGACTTCTTCAGGGATCGCATTACCCTCTGTGCCGGGAATAGGGGTTTCTCCGTCAGATTCTAATTGTGGCGCTGACTCTCCAGCCATAGCGTCAATAATTCCGTCGGGGCTGAACAACAATACTGATTGCCCTGCGAGAAGAATAGGCATGTCTGCCTGTGGAGTATCGAGAAGTGGTAACCCTAATTCAGCGCGACCTTCATTTACAGTTTTAGCAGCCGAAGTAATTTCGATCTGGTGTTTACGCGCAGTTGATTCATCGTCTTGGCGCTTGCTCGGCATAAGCTTGAACTCAAGTTCGCGTGGCATGTTCAGATAAGTGTATGAAAGGTTAGTAATCATTTTGTTAAGCCATTGGATAAGAGGTTGCGCTCCTAGTGCTTCTGCGTTACTTGCTTTACCTTGTTCGAACCCTGCTCCGCCTAGTCCACCTTTAGGGTTGTATCCAATTTCAGTTGGTTGAACGCCGAAGTGTCCGCAGATAGATTCAATCAAGAAGTTATCGAGTGTGTCCTTGAACTTTTCTCCGTAGCCTTCGTCCATAACCGCTTTTAATCCAGTAGGCAATAGGCGAGCGCGCTTGCGTTGCTCGGTTTGTCCTGCGAGATCATCGTTAAGAATGTTTTCGTATGCGCGCAATAGATCTGGGTTAGTTCCCCATGTCGCGTCTGTTTCAAACATCATCGCCGGAATTACGCCGTCTGTGTATTCGGCTCTGATCCATTGTTGGCGACGAAGATAAATGTCAGCGAGAGGTAATGATCGTTCTACTGGTGATTGACCGTAAACGCTAGTAGTGCGACGATTACGCACGAGGTAAGCAAGATCATCAGAGGTAAATTCACCGTCGGCTTGTGGATCATCGCTATTGGCTGAAAATTCAGATCTAGGGAAGCCATAAAGAATTTGTTGGAACGCTGGGGCTGGCGCCATAGGTCGCATACCACGATCGTCTAGTAGTGGCTTAATAGTCGCGCCGTCTAAGATCTGTAAGCCATACAAGTCTCCACCGACAGTTTTCTGTGGCCAGATAGCGAGCGCGTCGATTACTAGGACTTCTTCGAGCGCAATCATTAACCAATCTGTAAATGTAAGTCCGTTAGCGCGATCTGGGTTTTCCCAAAACGTGCGTAAGCGATCTATTTCTTCGGTGAGATCTTCGCGAGCCTTAACCATAGCACGAACATGGTCGCCTCCTGCTTTCGCTTGGATCTTTTCTCCTGCGTCTTGACCTACAACTATGTCGAACTCAAGCCCAACAAGCTTCGACTTAATTACTTCTACGCAACGGCGAATAATGTCAATTTGATCTGCTGCTGCGCGTAATGTTTTAAATGGAACGAGTTTTGTTTCCGTAATGTTTATGTTTTGCGCGACTTGGTATTCGTAGCGACGAGGATCTGGTCTACCGTCGGGGCGTAATGGGTTAATCGCTCCGGGAGTAATTGGGTTTCCGGGACCAAATGGCACCATAGACAACCAAGGGTTTCGCTCTAATGGCACGTTATTACCGTAAGTCTGCCCGATTGCGCCGTTTGCTTGTCGCATTTGTTGTTCAGTCATAGTAACTGATCCTGCCGGGAGATTAGGCGCTGCTTTTTCTACATTTGTTCCTGCTATTGCTTTTGCGATTCGGTCGCGTAGACCCATGTGAATCTCCCTAATTATTGCCCTTGTATTTCGGCTTCCGTAATAGTAGCAGTTATTAGATTAGTTCCCAATTTAGTTTATCTTCGTTCCATGAGTATAAATGCGGATCTTTCTTAGGGGGTTTAACTGGCGCTTCCCATTGACAAGTCTTTTCGTTCAACACCCAAGACGGATAAGGTTGTGGTGGGATAAATGCGTCGCGATCTGCGTCATAAGAAAAACCAATTCCTGCAAAATTCTTCCTGATCGTAGAATTGTATGAAGTTTGAATCCATGTTCCGCCGAGACCCATAATGTCCGCTAAATAAACCTGTCCATAAGCTTCGGCTTTATTAGGAACTACCAATACGCGTAGAACCTTATTGCTCGAATCTATTTCTGCGAAATGTGCCATGTTTTTCTCCTTTATGCTGCTGGGTATTTAACTATTACTAAACCACTACCACCTGAACCGCCAGCAGAATCTCCACCGCCACCGCCGCCAGTATTAGCGACACCCGGACCATTTGCTACTCCACCGCCACCTGAACCTGCAGTTCCCTGACCGCCTGTTCCTACACCAGCGCCACCGCCAGCATAAAACCCAGCGACGCCAGTCGATGTTGCGCTCGCCCAAGTCGCATAAGCGTTAGTTCCCGGACCGCCGTCACCACCGACATTGGTTGTCGGATCTACTGTGCCTCCAGCGCCACCGCCTCCAGCAGCAGTCGTTCCTGCTACACCATTACCACCCCGGAATCCTTGACCAGATGTTCCTGCTCCACCACTTCCAGTTCGTGAACCGCCACCGCCAGAACCACCACTATTGCCAGTTTGACCTGGTGGAAAACCGCCTCCACCGCCTCCGCCACCTAATACAGTTGTTAATGCTCCGAATTGTGAGTTACTGCCGTTTATGCCATTACTGTTCGAAGCTCCTTGACCCGGAGCGCCAGCACCAACTGTGACTGTATAACTTGTAGCACTTAAAGATTGTCCAGCAAAACCTAATAATCCTCCAGCACCACCAGCAGCACCAAAACCAATTCCGCCTGATCCGCCACCAGCAATAACTAATACGTCAGCAGTCAAAGAAGTTGTTGGAGTGAATGTTCCTGAACTAGTAAATGTGTGATACCAATCAGTTCCGTCAGAAGTAATTGTTCCTCCAGTTGCAAGTGGAGATCTTACGGCAGTTTTCAAATAACGAATTATTACAATACCTGAACCGCCAGAACCACCGGGTTCGGCTTCTCTATTTCCTCCACCACCACCGCCAGTATTTGGCAATCCACTTCCACCCACACCGCTGACAACACCTATGCCACCACCACCAGTTCCACCTGTGCTGTTGCCAGCATTACCAGAACCACCACCACCACCACCATAAGTTGTTCCCATAACTGTGACGCCGTTACCACCATTACCGGGAGTGAAGCCTGAGCCATTTCCTCCTGCGACTCCAGTTCCGCCACCTCCGCCAGTTCCGCCACCATTACCAACTTGTGCACCAGTTCCTCCAGCATAACCTTGGTTAGCAGTTCCTGCTCCACCAGTTCCAGTTGCTCGAGAACCACCTCCACCACAACCACCAGCAGAACCAGGTGCGTTAATTGGTGCTCCGCCACCACCGCCAAGAGAAGTAATAGTTGAAAATGTAGAGTTCGAACCGTTAGGTCCTCTTCCGGTAGTAGCAGCACCACCAGCGCCTACAACAACCGCATAACTACTAGGAGCCAAAGTTAATGAAGATTCAAGAGTCCCGCCACCGCCAGTAGCGTCGACACTTGAACGCAAACCTCCTGCGCCACCACCAGCAGATTCATAACTGTTACCGCCACCTGCTCCACCACCTGCAACTACTAAATAATCGACAGTCACAGATCCGCCAACAACATTTAAAGTATCAGAAGAAGTAAATGTTCTGTAAAAATAAGTCGCGTCAGAAGTTAGCGTTCCACCTGTTACGATAGGTAAAACTGGTGCTTGTGCAGAACTTGGCTGACTAACAACTCCATAGATCGCTCTACGCATTTAAATACCTGAAAAGAGTATTACTACTTCTCCCGCGCTTGTCGCGCTTGCTGCTATTGCATAAAGAACATCGCCAGCGTTAAGGCAAAGAACCAAGCTTGAATCTGCTGCGATAGTCATACCTTTGTTAGCACCGGAAGTCGTGCATGTTTTATCTCCGACGAAAATTGCTGCAGCAGAACCATTATAAATGTTTACTGTTGTGTATTGAACGCCTGAAGGTATTTGCAAAATTTGGTGCGCGCTAGTGCGAACAATCGGTGTTAAGTGAACTACTGCCATTTTTTTACTCCTTTGGTTCAGGCTGAATCATAGCACTACCGCATTTCGAACAGTGGCTCTGCGACTTCGGCATAGGTAAATTACATTTCATACAAAAGTTAGCAATAGCGTTAAAGTAATTGGCTATGTTAGTCGTTCCTAGCAGATCCGCAAATCCTTGCACCATAGCGTCGAGACGATCGGGAGAGTCAGAACTTTCCGGAGTCCAGATAGTCATTTGCTCTTCGAGTTTCTCATAGATCCCGACGTGTTTAATTCGACCTTGTTCATACATGGCAGCGACAGGTTCAGCACGAAGCTTCTTTCCGACATGCGCTCGCACTTCTCGGATAGGCAGAGTCGGATCTACTTGCCGTAGGACGGCGCTCACCATGTCTCCGCCTTGGTTAACTTCAACGAGAATGGAATCTGCCTTGTATTCCTTGTAAACCTCTACCGCCTTACGCGCCCAATCAAGAGGCGATCCTTTGAATGAATGATCCCCAAGCACATAGCCATAGCCTCGCGCGTCAGCACCGCAAACCAAGATTCCTGTTTCATCGGAATCTTTCGTGTTAGTTACCGCAGGGTCAATGGATACAGTAATGCGAGATAATGGAGGTATTTCCGTAATGCGATTACGCTCGATCAACCCTCTTGTCCATAGCGCGCCTTCGACGTCTTCTAGGATCTCGCCATAGAGTTCTTGGCGACCCAAGCGAGTGTTGTTATACCGCGCCTGTAATTCTATGAGCGCTTGTGGCGCGAGGTTCTTAGCGTTGTCGAAGGTAGATCCTCGAACTACTACTACTGAGCCGTCATCACGCGCATTAAGTTTGCGTATCAGAGGAATCGGCTTAGGGGTGGTGGTGATTACTGTTCTAGGGTGTTCACCGAGGCGTAAACCAAACTGCATTTGGTCGTAGGTATCTTCATAGCGCCACGCTGCTAACTCATCGCACCATGCGCCGTGATGTTGTGGTCCACGAAGACGATCTGGCTCGTCAGCAGAGAATAATTTTATTCGGCTTCCGTTGGTAAGCTTGATCTCTCCAATGGATCTGTTGTAATAATCGAGGACACCGTATTGGCGCAAAATGGGGAGAAGACCCGACTCGCCTTCAGCGCAAGTATCTCGAACGTCGCCAAATGTTGGGGCGATGACAGCCCAACGGGTGTTACTTTGTGTAATGGCTTGCCACGCCAGCCACTCGGCAGCAGTCCGCGTCTTACCTGCGCCACGTCCAGCGAGGTATAACCACGTAGACCATTCTCCATTACTCGGTAATTGCTCTGGTCTCGCTAATGTCGCTTCCCATGTCGCTCTCCGAGACGCGAGTTGATCGTACAAGGTCAATGATTCGCTGGGTATGCTCTTCAAGAATAGATCCGTCATAAGTCACTATCTCCGCTTGGATCTTAGTAGGGGCGTCGAGACCGAGGATCCTCGTGCGCCTATCGAGTATTCGGAGAACTGCGTCAATTGCTTTAATGTCACCGTCTTTTGCCCTCTCCCAAATAGCAAACTGTAATCTGTCTAGGCGATCTACTTCTACTGCTCGTAACTCTTCTATCTTCGGAGCGACGATCCTGCCGATAGCCTTCTGATACGCCTTGTATGCGCCGGAAGCATTAGCGTAACCAACGGCTTTGGCGATTAACTCCCAAGTCGCGCCTGTTCTGCGTAACTCAATAATCTTCGCTTCTTTTTCCGCTTGTGCTATGCGTTCCGTATCTAAACTTACAACTTTTCCTGTCATGTGTGTAATTTATCCTGATTAGCGTAATCTGTCTATTTGA